GTCATTACCCAAATGCGAGTAACTCACATTACTAATAATATACGGCCCCTGCATTGTCGGATAATTTGTCACATGCACCGTCATTCCAGCACGCAATTTTGACCCAGAAGACCGTTCCAACTCAGCAGAACCTTGCACGGCAAGAGGGTCGTTGTCTGAGCGGCGAAGACTTGGCATTGAAACAAGTTTGAATGTGTCATCCGACCTGCTTGGATAACGGATGGGGCAAACATTCATTTCCGTAGCATTTTGCATATAGGGAATAACTTCCTCTTTTGGAATATTTTGGAAGTCTGAACCCCATCTACCCAGTAAATATTTTTGAGAACAGAAAAACAAAACGCCTTCCGACTCAAACACGACAAACTTCGCATCAGAGGCCAGTCGCGAAAGAACATCCCAAGTCGAGTCAGCGGCACGATCGTTAGTTGCCTTATTTATCTTTTGTGTTTTTGAAGTAGATTCTGCAACGCAATCAAGACCATAATCATGGGCAACGTTAATAACCCAGTTGTGTCCGGTTCCCTTGATGCTTGAAGGATTTTTGTCACGGCGCATCTGCTGTACAGCCTTGTTTCTCAATTCCAGCGTCCATACTGGTTCGCTTGCCGGGCCGGAAGCACAAGCAGCAGAAGCAATTTCGAGTGACATGAATTGATGTGCGGCGAGCGTTTCTGCCGCTCCGACACCGTAACCATCCATAAGTTTGAGATCTGTGAGTGTGGATGTTTTAAAATAGACATCGCGACCAATAGCAAAATAGTTCGCTCGAGCAAGTTCGAAATTTGGGTCGTGAACACGAACAGTGAGTTGTGTCGCGAGATCGATTCCCATTTCAACTTGAATGTCGAGAATCGCATCCCGAATATCGCTTTTACCATCTATCAGTGTTGGGTCATCCCAAACAAGGTCGGTTCGTCGGTCGACGAACTCGGCAGTACCACTAGACGTCCAATAATCGCTGTAAACATCACTCATACCGGAGTAGCCAGACCGCTAATCAAATTTACATCAAAATTCTTCCCTGCTCCATCAACACCGGAACTGAACAACGGAGCAGAGCCTTGGTCGCTGCTGGTGGGTTTCTTGATTGCCGGCACAGGAATAGAGAACTTCGGCATTGAAAATTTTACAACTGTCAATTTTTCGATCGGGATTTCCCTTAACGTCAAACGAATTGTTGCCGCTGTGATTTCGCGACTTTGAGAATTCATTGACCGCCGCAGTGATGTCACCTGCATGTCGGTAATAACGAACTCCATCGGCTTCCCCGTCTCGGCAGCACGTTTCAACTGGATACGGAACATGTCATCCAAGTTAAACACTGAAACAGGGGCACGTCGTTGCGACATGCGACGCAATGTATCGATGCGTGCTTGAACACTATTGAAGATGCCATCAGGCACAGTGGCACCGCCTTGTTCAACTCGATCCTCAGCGACTGTAAATTCCATTTCGGCTTGCATGAGGCTCCAGCCAGCCCATTCAACAAGTGGATAGTTCCCCTGACGATCAATATCCACCCATTCTGAACCCAGACCAGAATAACTAATAGTATTCGGAACATAAGGGAAGTAGAAAATATCTTGACGCGACTCTGAACGTTTCCCACCCGAAACCGTAGTGTCGGTAACGTATTCAGTGTAAGTCTGAATAATTTGGGGTCGTAGATCCGGCGCTTTGTCGGGGGGAGCAGAGTAACCAAAAGGCGCTTTAATAGTCACTTTTCTCGTAGCGGGCGTAGGCGCAATGGCATCCCGTGCAGGACTATTCGATGGACCAGTCTGCCTAGAACCCGAAGGACTACTCGCGTTGCCGCTCTGACGTTTTACTGACTCGCCAGTAATCGACTGAGACGGGTCAAAATACCAACGAATATACGCATCTGTATATCCAGCGTTCTTCAATGCTTCTTCCGCTTTACCCTTCAAAGACGCAATTGCGCCATGTAGCGCATAACTGCTAGAGAAATCCGACGATTCAAGAGAACTGATTTGTCGGCGCACACCGTTTGTAATACGATCCATTTCAGAACGCGTGTTACTAAGTTGATCAGACAGACGATCATCAGATGAAGTTGCTATCGCATACGGGGTCATGCTTGGAGACGAAAGATTCGCACCATTTGAAGTTGTTGACGAAGCGTACGCCTGTTCTCTCTGAACTTGAGCAATCCATGCATCTTTTTGAAACGTCGTTTTGACCTTATATTGCGGGTTGTATCCGTAGATTTTTGAACCAACCTTGTAATGAGACGCAGACGAGCCCGCTGGCCAAACCCATTTAGCGTAGGTTTTAGTGTAATTACTAATGCTGTACGGGTTATCAGGGTGTCCGGGCCCTAAAGTTTTCGTGTACGTTTCACTCTTCGCTTTGCCCCACAGGCGTTGAACGTAATAGGTGTTTCCGACTTTCTGTAAACCCCAGTAAGATTCAACCCGATACATAGTGTCTTGGTAACACAACGTGCCGGTTTCGTTCCGAACCGTATAAGCAATATTTACAGGCCAGTTTTCGCCACTCATCGCCGCTCCCTATCAGACTGCTCGCGTGCTTTAATTCGAGACATCACAGTGTCAGCAATAAGTTGCGGATCTGCTCCAGAACCATTCACGTTAATCGTGTAGTTGTACGTCATATTTCCAGCAGTAGACCCCATGGTGGCCGGCGAGGAAGAGTCACCGGTGTTCGGTACCGCATGCAAATGACGAGAACCAGCGGAACCATGGAACTCCGCAAAACCGCCGCCGTTTTCAATCATTTGTTTGTACTGACCGAGGTTGTCTCCGATCAGGTCGAGAGCACCGCCCTTAATGTGGTCAGAACTTGGGCTTCCGAGATTGAAATTGCGCCAACCAGATGTCACAATTTGTTTGCCGTTAATCATCGATGACAGCGAACGGTGTGCCGCCATGGTGCGACCAAATCGTCCAGAAGCAGTGTCACCCCTCGGCGAGGAAGTATCCGAAGAACCTCCTGTGCTTGGAGGTGTCGTCGTCGTCGGGTCTGTCTCAATACCCAAGTCGGCGAGAGCATCATTCATCGCTTTCGTCAACCTACCTAACTGCGAAATGAATTCATCAGTCTGACCTTCAAGGCTCTTGCCCGTATCCTCAATCTCGTTAATCATGATGTCAAGACCATACGATTTGAGAATGGCTTCAATTTCAGACTGCGACTTACCCTCAAAAATGTCGCCCGTGATACCCTCAGCCAATCTTCGAACACCAGCCGATCCCAAAGCCGAATAGCGGCCTTCAAAGTTGGTTCCTTGAGCAACGGAGAATCCTGCATTTCTCAATACGCTCTGAATTTGCTCGGTAACCATACTGTTATCAGCAATACTTCCTGTACCAATGGTATCGAGGAACTGAGCAATAGGCCCAAAACTGCGAAGAGCACCCTCCATTCCCTCCAGAGTTCTGCCTTGACCAAACGCTGCGCCGCCACGACCAAACTGTCTCGTGAACTCCTGATTGGCACGGAAAACGTCGCCGCCATACAACGACACCAACGAGTCGTAAATCGCTGTGAGTTGCTCTCCGATATCTGCTGATGTGAGAGAGCCCTCGGAATTCATCTCAACCAGAGCGCGAGCCGCCTCGTCCATAATCAACGGTGCGTTCTCTGCCTCAATTGACTTATTTAGTTGCGCAAAAACATCGGACGCTTCGTCAGCCATAGCGCCTTGCAACTGCTGATATGACTGAATCATGTTTTGCGTCAAGGAAGCAATCATGTCCGACGTTTTCGCTGTAGCGTCATACAGATTGGTACCAGTTTCATGAGCGAGACTAATAATTTGGTCTTCAGTCATATGAAGCGCATCTCGCAGACCGCTCATCCGGTCGTTATATGTTGAATCTGCGAAATCAATCGCATCAACAAATGCCTCAACCTGCGGAGTCAGTTTTTCTAACGCCTCTTTAGGTTTTTCCATCATCTCGGCTAATTGTTCCGTCGAGATTTCAAGACCAAGCGCTCGACGGTTATCGTAAATATTTTGGATTTGCTCTTTTCGATATGCGTCATCTATATTGGCACCACGACGATTCAAGAGAAGACCCATGCCGGCTGCTCCAAGGGGGCCACCCAGCAGATAACCGCCACCCATCAGAGCCGCACCTTTTAAGCCCCCGACGCCACCCATGCTCTTTCGATTCGGGTCACCCTTAATAGCCTGTCGTGAACTGGCAGCAACCTTTCGCAACTCATCAACATTGAAGACCGAACCAAGATTGCCACTCACCGCAGCAAGTTCTTTAGCCGTTGAACCCTTCAAACCCGCGAGTGCCTCAGAGAACATCGACGATCCGATTTCCTCACCGGCTTCCCGTGCCGCATCTTTCTTCGCATTGTTTTTATTCCAAAACGACTTGACGCCACCCACAACACCACCGGCAATGGCACCAATAATCGCTCCATGAATACCGAACTGTGCGCCCATCGCGGCACCACCGGCGGCACCACCCAAAGTTCCGACAACAGAATTCTCTGCCGTAAGAGCAGTTCCCAAACCGGCGACACCGAGACCCATCAACGGATTAAATCCAGCAACCATCGAACCCAACGCCATTGCACCCTGAGTTTCCTCAGGCATAAATTGGCTCGCAATACCTAAGCCAGCCATGGTACCCATGCGGGCCGTGCCGGAATTATTGAAACGACCCACGCCCTCCATGAAACGCTGCCTCGTCGGAGTTCCCGTTCGCCACGAACGTGGACCATACTGGCCGGAGAAACGTTGCAGGGCGCTCGGCCCAGCCCATACTGGGCTTCCAGCCATGTACCCGCTCGCACCCGGAGTACCAAGGCCACGATTGTATTGCTGTGCGGCACGCAACCCCGACATACCGCCGTTGCGGTACGCGCTATAGAGGCTTTGACGCTGAGCCGCTGTCCCTGCAACAGGAGGAGGCAACATTCCCCCGCTCGTTTGGCTACGCATCCCGTTTGCCGGACCCGGATACAACTGTCCGCCAGCAGTACCACCGGTAACATTAACAACACCAGCATTAACATTCATGGTCCCAGTGTTCTTCGGGACAAAACCACCTTTGGTGTTTTTCATGGAACGGAACATGATGCCCGCACCCATCAGCAACCCGAACGCACCGAAACCATCACCCATGCCACCGAAAATGCTGGCAGATGCTTTGAAAACCTGACCAAGTGCACTGACGATCTGTTTTACGCCCTCAAGGATTTTATTGACAAACGGAAGTGCTTTGAAGAACAACTCACGTGACACATCCATGATTTCGCCGAACTTGGCGAGGATTGCCCCAACCTTGGTGCCAAATTCTTCAAGGTTTTCCCTATTGTCTTGAATCATCTCATTGAGAGATCCGAACCCTTCACGGAATCTATCAATGACAGGCATAAAGATGTTTTTCAACATCTGCTCTAAAACTCGTGCGCCTTCAATTAACGGCCGGAGCGACTCCTTAATATTATTCCAGCCTTTAGTAAACCTTTCCCAACGGTCAGCCATCCGTTGCATCATTCCGGTTGCTCGAGGCAAGTAGTCGCGAATCAACATGACAAAAATGTCGGAAAGTTTCTCGGCGAAACCACCCACACTGTCAATAAATGGTCCGTTGCCGAAACGGATCAATTCGCCTTGGACTCTACGGAATGCGTTCTCGAAAGTATTAAGAACTTCTCGGGTGACTTCCTTCAGGGGTTTCAAAAACTGTTGACCGAAGTCAGCGAAGTTATTTTGGATCTCAGTGAAACCACCCTTAAGCACACTAACCAACGTGCTATTCACAGCCCCAAACTGGCCTTCAACACCGCCAAGAACAGCAAGGTTTCCTGAAAGAATTGCCTCTTTCAATTCTTCAGCCGTATTGATGCCCTGCTTTTTCGCTTCCTCCATGGCTTTTTTCATCTCAGGCCCGAGCGCTTCAGCCGCTTTAGTAATTTCACCAAACGACTTCTTCGGATCCTGCAACAAACCAATAAACTCGCCGGCGGCTTTTACGCCTTGCTCGAGTGGCTGGCCAGCAGAAGCAAAATCCATCAAACCTTTAAGGAGATTTTGTGATCCACGAGTGAAGGTGGAATTCTTAGACACCGCAGCATATGCGGCATTCAAATTCTTCAGACCAACAGAAGCAAGTGCGGTATCGGTATGCAAGCCGCGCATCACGACTCGTACCTGATTCAGGTTGCTACCGAACTCACCAAACCCTGAATTGCGTCCCTTGTAGGCATGCATTGCTGCTGTTTGTTCACGCATGGCGGCAGCAACGGCAGCAATTGCGACAGCGGCAGCAGCGGCACCGGCGGCAACAACATTAAGCATTGCATGATACGCCCTACCTAACAGGTTGCCAGCCTTAAAAAGGGCATGAACGCCAATCATTGCAGCACCCATCAGCGCAAATTCGGCGACTGTTGCTTTCAACATGAGGCCCAGTCCCTTAAGGGAGACCTTGCCAAACATCGCAACCATTTTGTCTACGGAGTCAAAATGTCTCTTCCACGATTTGGTGATGTTCGTGAGCCGCTTATTTACAGCGTCGTTGTAACCCTTGGAAAAAGCATTCAACTTAGCCTGAGTTGCTGTGGCAGCAGCACCGATCTGAAGAAGACCATTACGAACTTTTCGGAGTTGGCGTTCCCCAATTGCCCCAATTTTAATTCGTAGTGATGCTTGTTCCATTGGGCTGAACCCCTACAACTAAGACCGATTTTGTCGTGCTTTTCGCTCCTGTTCCTCACGGTCGCGCTCTATAACTTTAGCACAGGCCATAAGTAGTACCCATTCGTCATCGTCAAGGGCGAGCAAATCCAAAGGATTTGTTCCCCATAACTCTCCTAGTCGAGCCGAAGAAATCACATAGGAATCTTCGGTTAATTCATCTAGGAGTCCTTCGTAGGGTCCACAGCATCTACGGTCTCCCCATATCCAGCGGCCTCAAGGATAGCGAGTGCCGCAGCCTCTACGTGGGGATCAGTGTGGAAAAAAGCCATAACGGCGTCTGGTACAGGACGGGTACAGTCCGTAGATGCAAGTATATCAGCGGAGGCAAAGTTGAGTGGGAAGCCATTCTCATCGAATACTTCTTCCTCATCCATTTCAATGCCGATAGTCGTGTGCCCGACCACGTAAGCAGCAAACTTGGTTGGGTCCATTCCGTTACGAGTGTCCTCGCCAGCGTTGCGACGCCAAGCCTTCATCTGCTTCTGCGTGATGTTCGGACTGATCTTCAGGGCAACACCCGGACGATCAGGAACTTCCAAGATGACTTCAGGTCGCGTTACCTTCGCTGAAATCTTCTCTTTCAACCTGTCGAGAGGTGATTCAACCTTGCTTGAGCCAGCCGCCTTTGCCGGAGCCGGATCATCAGGGGTGTCGTTGTCAATATACAGTGAGTCGCTCATGGTTCGTCAACCTAGCACAGTCAGCGCGATTTTGGCGCAACAATGCAACGCGGCCCACCCCATTTCGGGATGAGCCGCAAAGCCGTAAAACCTAGGTTTTATCGAGTTTTTATCAGGATGCAGAGTTCACATTCTGAATAGCAAACGTCAGAGCGAAAGTCGCCGGAGCGCCAGATGACGAGTCACCCTCAGGCTCCGTGATTCCGACAAGCAGAGCGTTCGAGTAGACGCGGTCGGTGCCGATCACCTCGATGTCGCAGTCGTACGTTTTCACGTTGACGTTGTAGTACGCCTGACCGACGAGCGGACGCAACTGGGCCAACTTGCGGGCAAGACCGGCGGCTCCGTCACTCTCGGTGTAGTCATCGTCGTAATGAGCGGTGAGCGTAATGTCACCAATCTCGAACGGCGCGCAAAGAACCGTAGGGAACTTCGCTCCACCTTCATAGATTTTCTCAACCGACGCCGTGATCTCACCGCCGGACACCTGAGCGAAACGAAAGCCCTCCCACTTGGGGTGGTTCGTATCAACTGGTGCGATATCGGCGAGGATCTGTCGCTGTGAAGTTTTGGCCATCTGTCATTCTCCCTTGGTCAGACAACCGAGTTGGTCAGGTTGCTCTTAACGATGTCGACTTCGATCTTGTCGCCGACACTCGACACGCGGATACCGACCTTGGCCTTGATAAGACCATCAGCCAACTGGGTAACAGGGTTGAGCGACGTATCGCACTTAACCGTGTATCCATAGTCGATCCGCTTGCCGTTTGCGTCGAACGCCTCATAAAGGGCGCCGGCGAGACGAAGAGGTTCAAGCACAGCGATGAGTTTCGCCTCAACGCTGGCAAAAATGTTGTTACGTCCGTCGATGACGCTGAAGAGAAGATCTTCAAGCGTGCGATTGGCCTCGACAACCACGTGGTTGACAAGATCCTGCGCCGTCATGTAACGGAAGTTGCTGGTGTCCGACGAGAGCGAACGAGCGCCATAGATGCGAATCGTGTTATTGATCGTGCGAATGGCGTTCACGTGTGCTTCGTCCAGTGCATCTCCCGCCGACTTGTCGAGAGCAAACTCGATTCCGTTGACGTAGCGTGCGTTCGAGATGATGCCTGCGCCGGGCTGCTGAGGTCCAACCTGATTGTGTGCGCGGGAGCGAACACCGGCAGCGTAGCCAAGCGGTGGAATCAGACGGTTGATGCCCGGAGTGGAAGTTGGAACATAAACCCACGGGTAAAACACCGCAGCATGCTCACCATTAGCAGCACCGAGCGCTTCCGACCTGCCGTTAGCACCAGCAGTCACTGCGGTGGTACCAGCCGGATAGTGATGGATGCTCATACGGTTGTTGGTGTTCGCGTGGGCGATAAGCGCGTCACGGACGACAGCGGAAGTTGTCTCTGGGCACCCAACAACGCCAGTTCCAAAAGAATTGAGGAACAAGTCGAGAGCAGCCGAGTACTGGTTGTCACCGGGGGCTCCACCGTCGCTCACCACTGAATTGTCAGCGTTCGTGGTCGGGAACGCAGTTGAAGCAACTGGAGCGGGCATCAACGTGCCGGTGATTTCCGCCGTCACATATCGAGAAGCAATAGCGCTCGTGTTGATGCGTCCGACCATCTGAGCAAGCGACAAACAGTCACCAGTGTTGTACACCATGGTGCCTTCCCAATAAAGGCGAAGAGCCGAACTGTTTGCAGCAACACCGATGACGACTTCGTAATTGAGATCGTCTACCCATGTTCCCGGACCGTTGGCGGTAAGTTGCAATGCCGAATCAGCGTTGACATCATCGAGTTCGATGTACGAAGTGACTGGGTTGGCGCCAGTGACTCGAGCGACGTAACACTGGGTGCCGCCCTCCTCGAAGAATGCTTTAACGGTGTCATGCAGGTAGCCGTTTGAGACGTATCCGCCGTAGAGGGCCTCGTACTCTTCCATGCTGTTGACTTTTGAGGCCTGATCGGCAGGACCACGCTCGGTGATACCTGCAAAAAAAGCCTGTGACGATTCGCGAGTGGTGTTCCCGGTAGGGCCACTTCGCACTGCTGTTGAAATTACGACTCCCGGCATAGGATTCTTCCCTTTTCTTGCGTCGGACGGTCACTTGTAAGTGTAATCACAATTGTACAGAACACTTATTCGTTTCCTTGCAACTGCTTTGTATAGGATATCAGACCTCATCTTCCGATGAGTTGACATTTTCGGGTTCTTCCACCTTCTCCTCGACTTCGGGCGCTGCCTCTTCAGCGGTCTCCTCTTTGGGAGATTCTGCTGATTCATCGGACACCACTTCCTCGACGGGATCAGTTTTGGTTTTGGAGGGAGATTTCTTTGGCTTTGAAGGAGCATCCACACTGGTTTCGTCGATAGCGACGTCGCCGCGCTCAACAGCGGCCTTCAGGGTTGCGTCCTGCTTTTTAAGGCGACCCCAAGAACGTGCTGGCATGACCTGACCTTCATCGTTGATCATTACGCTGTAGGAGCGAAGGCTGTGGACACCAACTCCACCGTCCACTTTGGCCATCGCTGCTTCTGAGCGTGTGCAAACTTCGAAATGATTTCCAGACATGTGTAGAGTATACCTCACTTACCTTTTAGAAGACGTCCAGTTTTACCGAACGACGCCAATGTTTTCAAGAACTTTTTTTCCAGACCGTCTACGATTCTCGGGTTATCTTTTGACACGAGCCAGATTTCGTGTCGTTTCGTTTTGCATGAATGGTCACAGATTTCAAAGTTGTCTATACCGCTGCAAGCGACGACAACTTTGTCCTTTGTGTCATAGCCAAACGCATAAACATCAGACACGCCGTTATTCAATTTAATACAACAACCACAATTACTCATAACTCAATGCTTTCCGTAGATCCCATTCCTCTAATAACCGTTTCGATATCGAACTCACCGACCTCACCCAAAGGCTCGCGCATCACAATCTCATTAATTGACAAGTCGTAACCCAAATACGAGCCAGCAAGCATTCGATCGCCCTTCAATACAGTGAGGTCCGAGAACTGCTCCTGAATTGTTCCCTCATCAACGAGAACTTGGAAAGTTTCCCGAGGATCGGTTGCCCTCAAACATGGGCGGTCAAGCAACGCTGAACGCACGACCGTAGTCAGACGGTCTCTCATGGTCGTGGCCTCTTCAGACCCAGCATCACGTACCCAAATGTATGTTCGCATCTGATACGTGACCCGATACTCGGGATGACTCCGATCAAAACCAATTCGCTCAAAGTTCGATGTCGAGATAGCCACCGTAATTAGGGTCGGCCACGAATCCAAAGCAATTGGTTCGTAAGTCAAATACTTGCGGGGATCAGGCAGTAGATAGTCATCTAAATTCCATCCGTTACGATACGAAACCAATCGAGTCGGAAGATCGAACTTGAGATACTCGTTTACATACTGTTTGGCGAAATGTGCGCCATGCATCAAATCAATTGCCATAAACCATCACCCGTCCACGTCGCCGTCTTTAATGTATTTAGCGGTTTTCTCTGCCCACTCGCGAGAGAAATTCATCGGCTCATACACAACTTCACGTTTCGGCATCTTCGTAGTGCCGTACTGATGGAATTTAGCATACTTAATACCATTACCAAAAGTAGCCTCTTTATCTCGAATCTCACTATCTGTACCACGCAGTTCACTGAGGCTTCGAAACAAGCGTCCACTCTGAACCATGGGCGGAGCACCGGGAAAATGAACAGATTTCCAAGATGCATACTCTGCATCGAGAGGTCGCCAACCGCCAGCAGCCAAGCCGTTGTCAAGGAAGTTTTGACGCCAGTCTCGCTGAAGTTGACGCCTCATGGCACGAAACACCGGTTTGAAATTATCTGCGCGATGCATCATCCCGCGAAGGTCAGAACGAGTGCCGTCGTCCTCCCACTCAACATCAAAAAGAAGTGCCACGGCTATGACACCTGAACGCGTCGATACCTCTTGACCGCCATCAATTCTTTTTCAAGAAAACCGGTTTCCATCGGCGCAACATTTCGTGGTTCCAAATCCTTGACACCGACAACGTCGTCATGCATGTTTTGCATTTCACGAGTGGCAGCACGCAAAATCATCAACTTGAACATTTTGATGTCGTTGCCCGCCAAACCAGCGTCGTATGTGACTTCAACAATGTCATCCGCCCAACCACGGAAAAGATCCATCCCGTATCTGCGAACAACAAAATCACGATCCTCAGTCAAAGTTTCCCATTCCTGAAAACGTGGCTTCAACCTGACCTGAGAAACGGAGACAACCGGTGAATTGCGCAAATAAATCGTTGCAGGTGGCTGGGCATAAGTGATCGGATTCATCGTTGTATCTAGTGATGTGTTGTAGAAAAACGACGACATCGGAACGCCAACATGGTTTGCTGGAAGTTTGTATTCCTCGGTAAAAGTTCCAACCTCGATAGGTCGATTTAAGTACGCCTCGAGTTCGCTTTGCAATCCACCAAGCACCATTTCAGCGGCGTCCTCTTGACGCAGCGAAAAGGATATATCCATGTAATTTTTGAGATCAGCGATAGAAACAAGCACCAAGGCCCCCTTCGAATTAGCCTCGGCGACGACGGCCGCGTTCGCGAATAATGTCACGAATCGTTTCGTCACGACGCCTGCGACCAACAAGACGACCGACGCCCTGCGCACCAGATCTAATCAAACGACGAAGAGTGCCCGGCCTACGGACGGTCTCATCTCCTGTTCTACCGGGTACAGCCATGTCAATCTCCTTAAGGTGATGACATAAGTGTAGCACCAGAACACGTGCGTTTTTAAGAAAAATACTAGCGATCTGGGCCCGGAGGTGGTTCAACTAGAGCGCCACCGGCGTCAACTGTTCCCGCAGGAGCCTCAACCGGAACCCACGCACGAGAATACTGATGGTTTTTTACGTTTCGGCTTTTCAGAATCGTTCCATCTAGCATCAACTCGAGTTCATCGCCGCGCATCGACCACTGGCGATTGAAATCTTCTGCCTTAAACACACCAGAGCGTTTCAGGGTGCGGACAATGTTTGACAACTTTTTAGCAACGATGCTTCCACGGCCTCGATTGAGTTGAATATGAAGCGCCATTGCCTCAACCTCAGATATGTCTAAAGAACGCACGGGAACAACGTCAAACTTCTCTCGCAGGTGTTTATTCCCTTGAATCAACATGACCCTCTGAGACCCATCAATGATTTGTTTCGTTGAAGAACGAATAACTATTGGAGTTAGCAGTCCGTAATCTCCAAGCGAGGAGGCCAAGGTCAGCAGATCCGGCCGAAGAATATGGGTGGCGTTCCATGTTGGAACAACAAGTTCATCAATTTCCATGTACTCAAGCATCATTATCCTCGCTCAACTTTTCCAGTGCTTTACGGCGAAGAGTATCCGCCCTTGTTTTTGGCCCAACAGGTGACGCCGCCAACGTGGTCAACTCGTTCAACAGCAAGTTGCGAATCAGCCAGTTCAGTGGATATGAATACGGATCGGCAGCGTGCTTCTTCCTGAATTCAGCAACGAAGGCTCTCGCCCTAGTTTGCTTCGTCGGGCCTATCATGAAAGTGCCCACTACGTCTTTGACGCCGTCCCAACCACGAGACGCAAACTTTTCAATGACCTGTTCGATGTCATACTCTGGCCACCATCTACGTTGAGCATCGATGTATGGGAAGCATTCGTAGAGCCTGTCGTAGAACTCCGGTTCTGTCGCAACAAGATCCCCAATACGTCGAATGGCAACGGAGTGTAAGGGAATACCAACCCGCGTGTTTGATCCTGTAAGTGCGGCAAGATCATAATATTCGCAATACGGTGCACCATGTTCCTCAGAGATGAATTTGAATACATCATCGGTATTCCAGTCATAGATGACCTTCGCGAATTTAAGTGGAACACCGCTCTTCAGTCGGTACGGCTTCACAATGTAGTTCTCGTGGAGTTTCTGAACACATGACCTGTAACGAATCATGGATTCCGATGCTCGAACACCGGTAATAAAAGCGGTCGAACCCTTTTTCCCCTGCATGGTGTAATAGTCAACAGATTCCGGAAGGCTTTTGCTGTGATCTAGGCCAAACGAGTAACCGGTAATCGCATCATCCGGCATCTCGCGAACAAGACGACCCTCTGAGCGTCGTTGATCACCCCACAAAATGACAGACTGCCGGC